CGGATATAAACTAGCCGCTGGAGCATCCCTTCAGCTAACCAACCTAGATACAGGACTTCAGTTGTATGCTATCTCAAGTGGTAGCACCAACGTAGCAGTTTTGAAGTTACAGAAGTAAGGAAACAATAATGGCAATGAGAAATACAAGAACTGGTGGAACACGTAAGCGTGTAGCTGGAGAAACTAAAAAGGGAGCTACTCCTAAGGAAAAAGGTTCAGCATCTAAGGTAATTACTAGTGATAAACTACCTAATGGTAAGAGAAACAACTATAAACCCCAGGTAACGCCTGGCGGGCCTGTTCCTCGACCTAGTCCAACCCCAGAAGTAATTCAAAAAGCTCAAAGACCTAACAGTGGCATGGTTTCAAAACCTGCAGTTAAAGCTCCTGTTAGAAAATCGACTAGGTAATCCAACACAAACATTTAGATTAACCCTGACAACGTCAGGGTTTTTCTTTATCCTTATAGTATAGGAACCGTGCGGAACCTATCTACTTATGTAGTTTGCGCCTGTAAAGGATTTTGCGATGTCTTCTCCAGAATTTAAGCCCTGGTGGACGAAGGTAAACGAGTATTTAGCATTCCAAGAGAAACAAGAGTTTACTCAAGGAGCTAATGGTTTGAACCCTAACCTTCGACACGATGTACTCATGGGTATGCTTAGCGCAGGCTACATGAACGATAAATTCGAAAGACCGCAATCCCATACAGGTAAGAAGCCTTAGTGTTAGACTATTTAAAGCCCGCATTTGAAGCAGCCAAAAAGGACTTAGTTAAAGAATTAACTAAGCAGGTGCGAATCTATACCCAAAATCAGGGATGGCCAGCTAATATCGCTGGTTCTCTTACCGTAAAGCCAACTAATAAATCCTACAAAATTGACAGTGCTAGATTTCGTTCTCAAGTATTTGACCTAGAATACCAAGGCAATAACAAAGGTACTCTTCGTAGATTTGGCAATATGAATGCAGAGTTTGGTAAGGTATTTGTTATTTTATTTGAGTCTAGAATAGAGAAGGGCAGCAAATGACTTTTATCCTTTCTGAAGATGAGGCCCTACGTAACAAGTTACAGGGCATGGTTGTTGCTGACCAGAAGTCAGATGGCCAAGATGTTCCTCGCCAGGTACGCGTGTTCTTTGGCCAACCAGACCAAGAAATCACTGCTCAAGCTTACCCTTATATTACTATTGACATGGTAGATATTCAGCGAGACACTGAGCGTGAAATGCGTGGGCTTGTAAATCCTGACTATTTACTCCCTGATGGCATTGATGCAGAGACTCAAGATTTCTTAGTTGATATTCCTATTCCTGTTTATATTGATTATCAAATTACAACTTATTCTCGTCATCCTCGTCATGACCGAGCAATATTGGCGCAGCTTCTAACTCAGAAGTTCCCCCTTAGATTTGGCTATCTAGAAATCCCAGAAAAGAGTGTTACCGTTGGTGATGTCACCACTAACACTATTACTATGAGACGCCTAGATGTCATGAACGTCGCCAAGCGTGACGTAACCGAACAGGCAAAGCGTCTGTTTGTCAACGCAATCTCTGTACGAGTCTCATCCGAGGTAGTACAGGGTGTATTCCGCAAACTATACAAGACTACTGCTGTTGAAATTAATTTTGACTCAGACCTTGTAGATTGGCCTATTACAACTGACCAGACCCCTGTGGGTCACATTAGAATTTCGAAATAATACGGACCCCGCTGAAATAACAACCCCCCTAGTTAAGGAGAAAAAATGGCGACATATAATCGTCCTGGAGTTTATATTAATGAACTTCCACTGGCTGCAGCCCCAGTAAATCTAGCTGCAACGGCTAACGCCGCAGGTGCTGTTATTGCAGCATTTGAGCGTGGCTCAGACCAGATTACAAAGGTAACTTCATGGTATGACTTTACCCAGACATTTGGTGGCTACAATGCAAAATATCCAGCTACTTTTAGTGTTGGTTCATTCTTTAAGAATGGTGGAAGTGAGCTTTATGTAAAGCGCATTTTCCCTTCTTCTTCAAAGAAGGTAGCTAAAGCAACAGTTGGATACACAGGTAATGGTACAGGCACTCTATGTACTATTGCAGCTAAGCACCGTGGTGTGGACGGCAACAACATTCGTGTGGTAATTGCTGCATCAAAGGCAGTTCGTCTTACAGGCTACTACGACATTACTGTTTATTACGATGGAAACAACCCTACTACTACAACTGTTACTGACGATGTTATTGTAGAGCAGTTTAATGCAGTTATTTTCCATGATGCAACATCGGGAGATTACGCGCCTACAGTACTGGCTTTTGGTTCTGATTTCATTAAGATTCTTGAAGGTATCGAAACCGAGTACAATTCTGATGGTACAGTAATTTCACCTAAGGTAAACTACGTAGTTGCAAAAAGTACTGACTCAAATAATTTGTATGTCCCACAAACCGCAACAGTTGTTTTAGCAGGTGCTCCTAGCCCTGATGTAGATTACGTATACGGAGATTACACTGGTAACACTGTTTACAACCCTGCAGCTTCACCAACAGGTACTTTCTCAGTAACCGACTGTTCTGTATTTAAGGAGTTTGAGGTTGTTGACCAGCCACTAGTGTTCTTCCTTCCAGATGTTGTTGGCCGTGTTGCTGATACTTCTGTTGGTAAGACTGCCACTCCAACTAGCGTGTTCTACGATAACACAGCTAAAACTGCTAAGTTTACAACTGCAACTGCACATCCATTCCTAGCTGGAGAACTACTAAGTATTAGTGGTTTGACTGCTCCTACTTCAGTTGTTACTACTGGCACTGGAACTGCTACAACTACTAGTCTAGGAACTACAGTTACTGTAACTTCAACTTACCCTCTTAGTGTTGGTATGACTGTTACTGTTGCTAGCGGTACTGGTACTCTTCCAGCTAGTACAAAGATTGCTAGCATTACAAACGCTACATCGTTTGTTTTGGACAAGGCTCCAACGCTTGACCTAGCTGCTGCAACTCTGACTTTCAGCGGTCTTACTAATAATGGTGTTGTTGGTACTGGAACATCTGCTAGCGTAACCGTTGGAAGCGTAGTAACTACAACAGTAACTGTAAGCTCAACTGACGTGCTTCGTGTAGGTATGGGTGTTTCAGTTTCAAGTGGTACTGGTGCATTACCTGTTGGAACAACTATTGCTACCATTCCAAATGCTACAACATTTACCCTAAGTACTACAGATTCTGTTGGAATTACTGGTTTGGCTGGAGCTACGTTAGCGTTTACTGCACCAAGCTTGTCATTCCTAAATGCTAGTCTAACTACCACTGCAGTTACTACTACTAGTCCATACACATTTACTGTTGGTGGAGTTACTAGTGGAACAACAAATATTGGAACTAGCTCAAGTGTTCTTGCTTTGAATACTGGAACTGCAGCGTTTGACACTGGAAGTGGTTGGGGTATTGCCAAGGAAGTTTACAAGGCTCTTCAGTCTTGGAGCGAAACTGACAATTCTAGCAAGAGACACTTTGTTGTAATTGAAACTGCACCTGACCTAACTGTTGATGCAGCTTTGGGTCAGGCTGGTGACCTAAACTCAACTAGCCGTTCTGCAGTATATTACCCACAAGTCTATATTAAAGACCCACTAGGTAAGTCTGGTAACGCTGTTCGTAAGATTGGCCCTTCTGGTGCCGTAGCTGGTCTATTCCTTGCTACTGACCGTCGTGTAGGTCCTTTCAAAGCAGCTGCTGGTATTGATGCAGTTATTAAAGATGCAATTGCCCTTGAGCGCGCATTTAGCCCAGCAGAACTTGACCAGCTAAACTCGGGTACAAGTTCAACAGGTTCAATTTCAGGTAAGAATGTAGTTAACGCTATTCGCAATGTGCCAGGTGCTGGTGTAGTTGTAATGGGTGGCCGTACTCTCCTTCAGGATGGCAGTGCAAACCGTTACATCAACATGCGCCGTTCATTGTCATACATTGAAAAGCGTCTGAATGACCTATCTACATTTGCTTTATTCGAGAACAACACTGAAACCCTATGGGCTCGTCTAATCACCGTACTAGGCGTATTCCTAAACGACTACCGCAATCAGGGTGGTCTACGTGGAACTACTCCAGAACAATCTTTCTACATCAAGTGTGATGAAGAAAACAACACCGTAGCAACTATTCAGGCTGGTGAGGTTCACGTCGAAATCGGTGTGGCTCTAGAATACCCTGCTGAGTTTGTTGTCATCAACCTCAGTCAAAAGACTGCAGAATAACCAAAGGAGAAATAATAAATGGCTGGACCAACTATTATCAACAACCGTTCAACTCTTGAGACCGACCCAATCAGAAACTTTAGGTTCCTGGTTACCTTCAAGCCACTTACTGGTGGTAACGCAGGCGGCGGCTCTTGGTTGAAAACCCCAAAGGTGACTGTCGGCTTCACTTCAGTATCGGGTTTGTCAGTAACTACTGACTCAATTCCTTACCGTGAAGGTGGCTATAACACCACTGTTCACCAAATTCCTGGCCAGACAACCTTCTCACCTATCACTTTGCAGCGTGGTGTCGTAATGGGCACCCCACAGCACTGGAACTGGATGCGTAAGTTGTTTGCTACCGTTCAAAACGGTACCACTGCCAAGCAGGGTGAAAACTTCCGCTGTGACTTGGAGATTGAGGTTCTAACTCACCCAATCGCTGGTTCAGGTGGAAACAACGTAGAGCTAACCACTGCTAACTACAAGGACCACGTATCAGCTCGTTTCCAGGTATACAACTGCTGGCCAACTGCAGTCGCGTACTCTGACCTAAACGCAGGTGACAACGCCCTATTCGTAGAGCAGATTTCTCTTGTTCATGAAGGTTTCGACATGAACTGGGCTACTGACCTAACCCCTGGTGGCTCTGCTCCAAAATTTAAGTAAATAGAAAAAGGATAATTAAATGGAAAATAATATGAAAACTGCTAGTGGAGCTGAACTTAATAATGACCTTATTAATAAAGTTCTACAAAGCACAGAACAACAAAATACCGCACCACTAATTATTAATACTCCTTCGGACAACTTGGTGACCCTCCCTGCTGGATTTATTAGTCCAGATAGGGAGGTCATCAAGACCGCTGAAGTTCGTGAATTAAATGGAAAAGATGAAGAGATTATTGGTAAAGCCAATAGTATTGGAAAAGCTTTTAATACAATTCTTAATCGTGCCGTAGTTAAAATTGGTGAACTACCAGTAACAGAGTCTCTTCTTGATTCTTTACTTTCAGGTGACCGTGATGCCCTTATGTTAGGAATTTTTAAAGCTACTTTTGGTAAAGTAGCTCAACTTTCCACATACTGTACAGGATGCAATGATTTTAAAGATGTAGAGGTAGATGTAGACCGTGATATTAAAGTTAAAATTTTAGTTGATTCGGTTGCAGACCGTGTTTTTACTGTTCAAGGTAAGTCGAGTACATATGAAGTAACTCTGCCTACTGGAGTTGTACAAAAGGAACTTGCAACAAGCTCTGACCGTAATGGTGCAGAATTAACTACAGTTTTGCTTCAGCACACAGTCCTTGAAATTGATGGAAGACCTGTTATGGGTAAAGCACAAGTTCAAGCAATTGGGCTAGTTGACCGTAAAAAAATTGGTGATGAGATTGCTAAACGCATTCCTGGTCCACAGTTTGATGATATTGTAATTGACTGCTCGGATTGCGAAGGAAAGGTAGTGGTTCCAATTAATCTTGGAACTTTGTTTCGCTTCTAAAGTGGCACACTACTACAAGTTAATGTCAGATTGGATGGCATTATCTGTAAGTTTTACGGGATGGACTCTTAATGAAATTAAAGAGTTGACTCCTAGGGAAAGAGCTAATTGGCTAGAAATGGCCAAAGCTGCTGGAAAGTTAGTAAGGACTTAATATGGCTGATAGTTTAGAAGGCCTGGTATCTAGGCTTAAACAGGCTGAGAAGGTTATTGACAACCTAGTAAAGAAGTCTGGTCAGGTTAATGACAACTTAAACGGTGTTGGTGGCAAGGGTGCCAAGGGCGGAAACAAGAGCAGCGAAAAGGGTGCCAACGGCTTGCCCGGTAGTAAAACTATGCCTTCTGCTAAAGACATGAACGTCAACAAGGCCGGCAATGATACTAAAAGTATGCCTAGCGTTGAAAGTATGCCTAAGGCAGGCGATGCTTTTGATTTAGCTAGAGGGGCTGGAAAAACAGTCGGTATTATGGGCCGCGGCATGGGTAAACTGATGGGGTATGGTCAGTATGAACGAAGTGGTGCTGAAGGGCCTATAGGTAAAGACCAGTTTGAAAAGGTTCAAAAACGACAAGAGTTGATGAAGTCTGCATCTCGTTTGAGCCAAGGATTAATGACCGACAAGAACTATGAAAGATATAGCAAACTGAGCCCTGAGTCTCAGACTAATATTACTAGCAGCATGTATGGCCTTTCAGACACCGTAAAACTTATGCAGGGTATGCAAAATGCCATTAATACTTTCCTTCCTGGTGTTAAAGATGTAATGGATAGAGCAACTGGGTACTATAATGCTGGTATCTATAGCGGAACTAAGCCTGGAGACCTTTCTAATAGAACATTTGGAAAGCTTAGTGCCATGTCTGCGATTACTTCTCCAGGTTCAGATGCTGAAGTTGCTCAGTATCTAGCTTCTAGAGGAATGTCTTCAAACCAAGATGTTTATGGTCAAACCATGAATACAATTGGTAATGCTGCTCGTTATATGAACATTTCAAATGAAGATGCGGCAGCTTCTATTGAGGGTCTAACCTCAGCTAAAGGTGCTGCAAATACCCTACAAAATTTTGGTATTTATACTGCTGATTTGTCTACTGGTAAAGAAAAGACTCAAGGTCAAATTTTTGAAGAACTAGCGCAGCGCCTTACTGCTGGGCGAGGACAGGCCAACCAAGAACAGACTATGGCGTCTATTCGTAGAGGTGCCCTTGGCGTAACTATTGACTCCTTCTTCAGTGGCGATAAGCAGGGCGCTCAAATGTTTAAACAATATATGATAGACAGAGCTAGTGGTGGAAACAAAGTTGACTTATCTTCTTCTACCGATGTAACTAATGGGTTGGCTTCTAAAAACCCACTTGCCTCTCAGATGGCTGTAGACACTTCTACAACAGCCGCAATGGATAGTGCACAAGGAAGTTATATTGAAGGCATTAACAGGGCTAGCCTAGCATTGCAAGTTTTAAACGCTACAGCAGGAGCTTTGTCTAAAGCGCTTGGTGGAGCTAGTGCAATGATTCAGACATTGTTTGGTGCCAATACCACTAAGGGGCTTATTGGTGGAGTAAACACTGCTGTTGACTTTACAAGCAAAGGATTGGCCGGTATTGGTCAAGCCTTTATGGG